CAGTTGTTTTAAGTTCATACTTGAAATCTTCTTCATTTTTTGTAGCAACAACGGGTCTGCCATTATACAAAACTGTTCCTTTTGACAATTTCCATTTTGGTTCAAATTTATGTTCATAGTCTTTAATTAACTTCTTTAATTCTTTTTGACACCCTTTGTCATAAACCCTTGAATTACTTCTGTCATCCCAATAAACTCTTGGATATTTTTCTCCTTCAATCCCCATCGGAATAAATTTATTCACAACAAGTAACACACCATCAGTTACTCTATACAAATCCTGATACTCTGTTTCTGCTAAAATCTGTATTGTAATCACCTCGCAGTTATTTGTTCTCTTTTCATTTTGGAAAATTTCTTGAATTAACCTTGTGTTATGTTTGTTACAGTTATCTACTCACCATTCCATAACTTTGGTTTTCCATTTTCGTCAACCAATAAAGTAAATACGCCTCTATTGTCATAATCAGTACGATATCCATTACCGCCTTTTGAATATGTATACATTACTTTTGTTTCTCTGTCATAAACGATATCGTACTCCCAATTATCCTCTACAACAATAAATATTTCTTCATCTTTTGCTTCTATTGTATTTTCATACACAGTCATGCTACTACACCCAACGAATAATAATACAACAGTAAAAACTATCATCATTATTGGTTTCTTCTTCATATTATTCTCCTTTATACTTTTCAGGCAATTCCATCCAAGCAACAACCTTACTCATCACCCTCATTTTTCTTCCACCAGTTCCGTGTGTAAACCAATAAACTTCATCTTTCCATTTCTTATTCTCGTACACTTCTTTTCTACAATATGCTACAAACCGCTCACCTCGTTTGGTTTGAATTAGAACTTCTTTACTTTTATATATAGAACTGAAATTGGTTGTTGAAATTTCTTCTAATTCTGGAAGACCATCTTTTTTAATCGAGTTCCAATCTTTATCCATTTTCACCTTTTCCTTCAATTAACAAAACTCAAGTGCATACCAATTATCTTCAATTTTTTCTATTTTAAGTTTGTTTTCATATCTATCTTTATACATATCAATTAGTTTCTTTTTAGCTTTGGATAAACTTGTAAACCATTTTTCACCGTACAATTCATAATCCCATTCCCAGCTATTTGATTCTGTACAAACTCCATAACTATCAACTATAAAACTGTCTCTTCCTACAAAACCAACATGGTCTACCATGATTCCTGTACCATAAATGCAATATATTTTTCTCCCAATTTTAGGTTTCATTTGTATCTCCTTTTAAAACGCAATTTGAAATCCAGCTTTTATTTAATTCATTATTTATCTATTTTATCGCTCCACTCGTTTTCTAATTTTTTCAATTCGATTTCCCAATCTGGTTTATGTGTTTTACATATCATTTTACGCATTTCAACTTTTCTACTTTTGTATCCACAATTTAAGCATTCAAAATTTCTCAAATATGGATACTGAACTTTAGATGTAAAAGCAATACATTGATTGCTTCCGCATTTTGGACACTTATATTGATGCATATTTCCTCCTTGAAGTAATTTTTATTGATAATTTATTCATATTTAACAACCCTTCTTAATGAATTATCGCTACCAAATCATTTAATTTCATTTCATTAAACCAACTATCAATATCTTTTACACTAAACTCTTTTTTGTAATGAGGTTTATATCCATTCTCAATATCTTGCTCTTGATTATCATATCCTAAAGCAATCCACATTTTCCCCAATGCGTCTTTTTTATTTGTTGCCTTAACCAATATATGCGAATTATAATCTCCAATACTGCATGTTGTGTCTTCGATAATGTAATATTTCACCTTGTATCATCCTCTTTCAATTTCTTGCCACACATAGGACAATATTTAATTTTCACAGTAGCTATATTTTTGTCATACGCATAAGCAGTTAATTCATTTGGATATTGAATAGAGATTCCTTGAGAGCTTGTTCTTCCATATGCAAAAGGAAGTCCGGTGTTGCAATATTCACATCCTCGCACATCAAACATTTTTTGTGTATGTGGACTACATTTTTTGTTTACCTCTTTTTCACAATAAGGTGAGCCAAAATCATTATCATGTATATGTATACAATCTTTACACGTTCTTAAATACGGAGCCGGAAAACTAAAATCCCAAAAAGATGTTGTTCCGCACTTCGGGCATCCGTATTCGAGCACTCCATCCTCATCCTTTATGAACAAGCCGTTTTTAACTAATTCGGTATTGCATTTCGGACAATAAATAAATGTATTTTGTTTTTCTTTTTTCTTCGTTTTAAAAAACATATTACTCACACCCTAACTCATCAAACTCTTTCTGATATTCTTCCAATTTCTGTTCTAGCCATTCGATCAATTCCTTTTGAAATCTTGATGACATAACAGCTTCTGTCTGATATGATGTTGAAATTATGATCAAGTGCTTATTTATTAAATGATATTTAATCATATAGATATCGTCTGTCAGTTCGTGTGCTTTATTAAAGATTTCTTTTGTCATTACTCCTCCTATCTATAACACCTCAGTAAGAATCCTGAAATCTTTAAATGTGTTATTTTCCATCGTTACTTCAACTGGTTTATTCTCTAACTCAGATACATAATTTACTTTTGCATCTTTTAATATGCGGTCAACTTCTTCGATAGTTTTTGTGATTGTTGCCTCTCGGTTCAATTCTTTCCATTTGGCTTCTGGACTAATATTAACAGTATATTTTCCGCCATCCATAACAGCACTTCCGCCCATACGAAAGCCGAGCTGTAAACCTATCCAAGACGGGTAGTCTCTAATAGTTCCATATTCAGCGAAAGTGATTTTCCCTAATTCTTTAGTTACCATTATGTTTTTCTCCTTTGAAATAAATTTTTCATCATAAATTTGCTGGTTGCTGCAACCACCATAAAAACCCTTTGCATAATTTGCAATCACTTTCTTCACATACATCATTTGGTATACCATCACATGTAAACATGTTATTTCCTTCTTCCCAAGAAGCAGTTCTTAAAAACTCAGCCAGTTCTTCATCGCTCATATTCCGGATCTTATCTGCATTAGTCATTGCATCTTCAAACATAGAATCTGTCCAATAATAACAATTTTCATCTTCATTTAAGTAATAATCAATATCATCTTCGCCAAAATTATGAACATCTGAAATGGTTAAAGTCTTACCTACTAATTCGATCATTTCTTCTCTAACTATAACGCCATCATATCTTTCTCCAACTTTTAAATCTTTACGAATCCTAACTTTATCTCCAACTTTATACTTCATATAATCACCACCTACTATTCCACTTTATATTTAAATGCTAACGGACATCCTGAATCTATACAACCACCAAAACATCGACATCCACCACCGATTAAAAGGCATTCATATTCAGTATAACCAGTATCATATTCATAATAGCTTTGGTTTATATACTCACATTCCTCATAACTATTTTTATGTTCAATCCATTCGTCCATAAAATTATTCTCTCTTATCAGCAATACATTTAATATTATTTTCAATTTGTCTATATGTTTCATTTGCTGTTAAAATACTCAATACAGAATTAGAAAGCATATTTTTTGTAGATGTATCAAAAACTTCTTTCATGGTTTTATTTACTTGTTTACGGATATCATCCATAAATTTATCCAAGTCGTTTTTAATCATTTCATCAAAATCAAACTGTTTATTAATGTATTCCTCAAAAGAAACACTTTCGGTATAAGAAGAATTTCTACTTTTTACTTTTAATGTTTTTGATTCTAATCTGTCTTTTAATTCCTTTTTGATAAACTGCTCTACAGTATACTCTTTTTCCTCTTCATCACTCCAATAGCTGCCACCTGTTTTTATTTTTGTATTCATTATGTAATCATTTACATAATTTTCAAATTTTTCAGAAACAGTTTTTTCGATAATTTTTTCTACACTTTCATCCGTTTTCTTTCTTATAATTTTCTCAACTTGGCTTTCTACTACTGATTTGATATTATTGTTCATTGTAGTCAAAACAAGTTCTTCTAAATTTTCTAAATCAATTGCTACCTTCATTTATTCTTTCTCCTTAATATCATATAATCTTGACATCGGTACTTTTTTCATTTCTCCATTAACTAAAACTACTGCATAATCTCCACTCCAAAAACTTGATCCAGTTGAGATAATTTGACATTCTTTATTGACAGAACATTTTTTACAATTTTCTACTTGTCCATATTCTATTTGCATATCTAAACAGTTTCTACAAGTAGACCAATCTGGTTTTAATTTCGCTATTAACATTTATAAACACTCCTTGATAAAATCCATTTCTCCGTTTTCGCATAGAAAGTTATATTGATCTATCCAACCTTGAGCAGAAAATTTATTGATTTTAATTTGCTTTTTGAGATTCTCATAAAATATGTGTAGCGATATATTAAATTTACTTTTTGCAATTTTAGATAATGTTTTATAGGTAAAAAATGCGTTTTCTTTAGATAAATTTTTAATTGTAGGATTTGAATCAATAAAAGCTTCTGTCGGATCATTTTTGCTTCTTTCGTCAGTCAATGCCCTATCGAACAATTCTGTTATTGTCATATAATAACATATCAATTTAAAACAAATATCTTCTATATTATTATCGTCATACATTGTCTTTACTTCTTTTTTATTTAATTCTGTCTCGATTTCTTCCCATTTTTTAATAATTTTTAACTTTGTATTTTCTTTATTCATATAATATCTCTCCGCAATAAGGACAATACTTCCATCCTTTTTCTTTTACATCATCGAACATTTTTTTACCTTCCCAACCATTATTCCCCAAATATTTACCACAACTAGAACATTTCATTGTTTGAACAGCTCTATCTCTAGTTACAATTCCACCGCCATATATAATCATATTTATATCTCCTTTTCTTTAAATAGAATCAATGTTTTGTTACTAATGCGACATCTAAAAATAATTATCTATTATGGCAATGTAAAAATGTTTTCGTTGTAAAGATTTTCTGAAATGTTTTGAAAAACCCCACATTCATCTCTAATCTCTTTAAACGTCTTTCCTTCATTTAACATTTTAATTACTTTTTTGGCTCTAACATGTTTGTTTTCATGTTCTAAGCAGGATTCTTCCGAAAAAAACATTTCTCCACAATAATCGCATTTGTATGTAACTACTTTTCTCATATGTCACCTCATTATTTCAAAATTTACTTTTTATCTTCTTGTTGCATTAAACTATACAACAAACTCTTTCTCTTCATTTATTTTTTATTTAAATCAATCATCTATAACAAGGTTTGATATCTAACACCATGTAATGTGTTGTAAACTCAGGAAAATGAATTACTTCACCATCCGCTTTAACCAATTCCATTTTTCTATTTCCAGTAGGAAAGCGTCTTGAGATAAGATAATACTTACCAACTTCTGTTGATAACCGTCCATAACACCTGTTCCAATTCCACTCATAGTTAGTGAAATCCAAAACAATTCCATTTTTTAAACGCAACCTTTGTTCGTTTTCTTTCGCTACCTCGATTTCATATAAAAGCTTTTTGTATCTGCTCATAAAAAACCATTTAATTTTATTCATTATTTCTTCAACTCCACTCCTAATAATTCTTTTGCTTTACGCTTTACAACTTCAATTTTTTCGTAATCTACATATTCTGCACAATACATACTCGCAAACATAACATTTAACAAATCTTCTAGGCTATGTATTTGGTTTGATATTTCTTCTTTTTTCTTATTCTTTCGTCTTTCTATTTCTTTGATTGCTTCTTCTTTTGACTTGAACAAATCTGTCGCTATTGCAGCACTGCTTCCTGGAAACGTAATTCCTCTTGTTTCGTAATATACAACTCCTGTGCTACTTTCTTTAAAAGGACATGAAGCAATCTCTACTTCTTCTATTTCAATCCAAGGATTGCCAATATTCCACGCTCTATCCCCTATAAACATATAAAACACCTCATAATTAATACTTAACGACTTTTACACCTAATCCATATCTTTTTGCAATATCAATCATATTTCTAGTTCCTTTTGAAATACCATCCCAAAACGCAACCAAAATTCCGATATCTGCCCCACTTGCGTATTTCGCCATGTCATAATTTCTAACATAGCCAGCACGTTTACCTAGCTCATCCCATTTTGCTGGAAATCTTTTTACACTATACCCAAAGTTGTAAGCAAATTGCTCACCTAAAACATCTGCTCCCCTACATGTTCCAGAAATAAATTCAATTTGTGATTTATTTTCTACTGTATTTACCTCTTCTAAATCAGTTAATACATTCATTAATGAATTAAACAATAAGTTATAATCTGCAAAGTCTCTGCCACCTGCAACGATAATTCTTACTTTCTTCATAATAAAGCCTCTCTATTCTTTTATTACTTTCGTATTTGGGATCATTGATACAATATAGCACCAAGGAAGTAACATATAATGTCCATCATCTGTAACAAAGTGTACTTGTCCAGCTCCAAGACCATTAAAATTTACTAACATAACATGTTGATATTTTTTTAATGCACTTTGTTTTAGAATACATGGACTCATATTTCTTATATTATTTAAATCAACATTTTTAGTAATTACTTCTAAGTCATAATACTGATGAATCGCCTTATCTATCATATCTACTACTTTTTTATGTTCTTCTGTCATCTCTCATAAAACCTCACTTTTATTTCAAAACTCAATCCACGATTTTTCTTCGTGTGGATTTATATAACAGCTACTATACATGCGAGCTGTTCCGCAGCATTTACACACCACTTTATGAATTTCACCTTCATTTATAACATTACAATGCTTCAAATCTAATGGTTGATGACAAGAGTATCCTCTATTTGATTTTGTATGACCACAAGGTTTATCTGGTTTAATACCAAATATTTTGAATAAAACCCATTGGATTTTTGCTAACCCATATGGTTCTGTCGTTACTTCCCATAATAAAAATTTCACATTATCACCACCAATCTATCAATATATTCTCTGTCTTCGCCTTTAAAAATTGGAACCTCCTTATCAATTACCCAATGACTTCTTTCAATACAAGACTCTCCATTCTCGTTTGCGTTTTCAAATATATAGTTTTCTTTAATACAGCAACTTCCTCTTTTTAAATGTGTAGGAATATCATTCCAATTAATTCTCCTTTGTGTAAATAACATATCTTGAATTTCATTACACGATTTATTCTGTAATTCTTTATGCGAAAAATTTGCCCGCCCTACCATTTGAATAGAATTTCTTGTAGCGTCAAGTTGTCTCCAATAAATATTATTTGTTACTTCTTCTTTTGGAATATTGAAACATCTTGCATCAAACATTGCACCTTTGTCTATTGCCCTATTTAAGTTATTTATATATACTTCATTTGTTGCATCACATGGATAAATTGTTCCGTAATATGGAACTGTATTACTGTATTCTTCTACATTTTTTTTGAAACATTTATTAAAAATCATAGTTGCCATACTAGCCGAAATGCTGCACATTTTTTGTATTTCATTATCAAACCAAGGTTGAGAATCTAAGGTCTGATAGTCCACCAACACAAGTGTAATCTCGTCAGACTGCGTATAACCCACCACACAGCCTTGAATGTTTTCACAAAGATATTTCATAGTCTCTTGCATTGATTTTACTAACACTTCGTCAAATGGTTTTTTAAATCCTTTTGTAAATGTATGAAAACTTCTTCCATCCAATCTAATAATTACTGGCATACGTCTTACCAAGGTTGTTTTTGATACACTTTCATACTGCTTCATTCGTTTTGCTAAACTACTTTTATCCATAACATACCTCTCGTTTCATTTATTCTCTTTTTGAAATAGTAGATATAGAAATATTGCATCTATATCTACTTTTAGTTTTAAATATCAAGTAAAGATCTTTCATATATGTTCAATTTTTCTATAATTAAATCATTTGGTAAAATATCTTTACAAAAATATGCTGTTGCAAAAGGACTCCCTTTAACAACCTTATCCATATGCTCCTTATTGTGATAACAAACTCTTGCATCAAAACTTAAAAGTTGTACCCCCCCAGAAAAATACTTATTTCTTGATTTCCCTTGAAGAGAATTTAACGGCAATAAAATTGCAAACGGTTTGTTAAACGAATATAATCTATTTAATACCTTATCTTTGATACTAAATGGCGGATTGCTCACAATAATATCCCATTCAGGTGGTTCATATGTAAAAAAACTTGACCTTCTGCTAAAGAACTTCTTATTACTTTATATCCACATTCTTTTAGTCTTCTATAAAAAGCACTCCAAATGAAACTTAGCCTTCTTTATTTACTAAAGACATCATAAAATCATATAATGCTTCTCTCTTATCTTCTTTTGAATATTTTATGTAAGTATTTGGTTCGTTACCAAACGCCATCTGCACATAACTATCTTCAAAATCCGAAGTGTCTAAATGCTCAAAAATGAACTCAATAATCTCTTCTTCTGTTTCATATTCAGGAAATGTTGAAGCCCATTCTTGTTTTAACTTTCCCATTTATTCCTCCAAATAAAAATAAATTTTATTATTAATTTATTCCAACAATAAACTTTTAAATATGTGTTTTACTGTTGGTAAATTCCATGCGTTACCGCACAGACTACATCTTTTCGTATACGATATTTTTCTCCCATTCACTTCTACGTTTGTGAAATTATCAGGGAATCCCTGCAATCTTTCATATTCAATTTCTGTAAGTTTTCTTGGTCTTCCATTATCAAGGACTTTCTTTTCGTGGTATCCACCGTTAATACAAGTGAGTGTTGCACATTTAAAATATGGATTATAAATACGTCTGTTTAGTTCCATTGAATTAACTTTCAATTCAGCACAAACCTTTTTATTCATATCTAAAATTTCAAAATCCTTCTTATAAAAATATTTTTCATTAACATTGTTTTGCATAATATCCTTCAATACCAATGAATTGCTTTCTGGAATCGTATCAATAGGTATATTTGTCCAATAATATCTTTCTCTATCCTGTGCAGAAAATTTATTACTATTGATTAAAACACCTTCAATTCCCATTAATTCATTTATTTTTTCTAAGTCTTTTTTATCGGAAGGAATTACGTTTTCTGCCACAAACCATTTTGGCTGTATTTCATCTAAAGCTCGTTTAAGTTCATAAACAATACCAGATTTACCAAGTAGTCCATTATTCACATTTTTATCTTCAATACGAACCCTAGATAAAGATTGACAGCACATTCCTCCAATAACTAGATCAAAACCCTTATACTTAGAAAAATCTTCTCCAATCAAATCTCCATGATGCACAATGAATGGAAAGTGATAACTTGACACAGAGATTGCTTCTGGAAGAATTTCATATGTATGATATTCAGAAATATGGATGCCTAATTGCTGCAACGTAAGTAATCCTGTTTCAACACCGCCACATAAACTTAATACTTTTAACCCTTTATCTAAATTGTTGCTTTTATTTTCTTTATTCAAATGCCTTATTTTACAAGGCTATGCATAGCACATTTAACCGGTGTTATTTGTATTCCTTTCTTCTGTTTTCTATTGTTGCTTTACATGCAGCATTCATGACTACCACATGAAAGCAACATTTCAATTGACGTTCATGACCGTCAATATAATATTCTCTTTTGTTTTATTGTTCATCATCTTTATGTAATCTTGCGTATCTCCACGAACTTACATAATCTGTAGAAAATGATGTTTTACCATCGGCATACGCATATACTTCCCCCATTACTGTAATTTGCAAAATGTCTTCTAACCCAACCTCCATCTTCTATGCCGCTAACAAGAATTTTTGCATCGACAGGAACTTTTGTCCAATCTACTTTATATTCATATGACATTACAGTGTTTAGTGTTTTTTCTGGATATAAAAGCTCCGCAGCATTACAATTAGCTTCGTATTTGCTTAATGGACATTCTATACAAATTACACCATTACACATACCGCTTATTCTACCTAAATCGTTTAACATTTCGTTCTTTTTCTTTTGGTATTCCAAAAAAGTTGTATTGCTATAATCCATATACATCTTCCCTTTCGAAATAATATTTAATTGTAAATTACAACAAACATGTTAAATTTATGTTTGTTTTTAAAATAAATAGGGATAACGGCTTGAATCAGCCAGGCAGAATTGATATAATATGTATTGACTATAGGATATCCCTATTGTTAATGTACCAAGGACAGTCTGTTTCGGTCGCCAAACTTAACAGTCTGTCCTTATTTTATTTATTCTCTTTTTTATGCTTTTCTCACGCTTAACAGCCTTACCAGCCTCAATCTGATTATCCACTTTTTTCATAATTCCTCTCATTTTTCCAAATTGCTTACATGTTAATCCCATAATTTTCTACCTCTTCTTTCCTATATTATATTATTTATTTACCACAGTAACATTTACTGCTTTTGTTCTATTAACATCACAGGTTTCAGTATCAAATTCTACTTCTTGACCGTCTTTCAACAATTTATACCCTTCCATATTCAAATTCTTATAATGAACAAAAATATCTTTTCCATCTTCTTTTGTGATAAACCCATATCCTTTTTCTTTGTTAAACCATTTTACTATGCCTTTATTTTTCATAAAGCATTCTCCTTTTCTTTCTAAAATAATATCACTCATAATTCTTATTCTCCAAATTGATTGATATAATCTTACGCTGTTGAAAACATCATTATTGACATAATGTGTATCCTCCTCTACGCAGTCAACTCTTTGAATTTCTGAAGTAATTCCTGTAATTCAGGATTCTGTTTTGCATACATTTCGTACTTATTAACCTCATCCATTTCTTTGATAAGTTTGTCCATTTCTTTTTTAGTTTTTTCTGCCTCTCTACGCTTACGAACTCTCTCGTCATAAGGTTTTGTATTTAATCTACAAACAACCTCTGCCGTGATGTCACCACTATATTTGTTTTTTGCTTCTTCTGGTGTAATCACTTCTTTTACTGTTTTAATTGTATTACTTCCAGACACAATAACTTTGTCACCATCTTTATAAATAACTCCATCATCATAAATTGCATAATGATAATCTCTTCCACCAAGTTCTACAACCGCAACTGCTACATATCCCGTAAGTTTGTTCATATTAATATTCTCCTTTTCTTTATCTAATATTTCAAAGTTTAATCCATCAATCCAAAACACACCAAGGGAACTTCTTGAATTATGCATATTATCTATTCTTATTCCATAATCAATCGCACCACCATCGTATACAATCACGCCTTTACGCCCTTTTAATGTCTTATATCCTTTTTTACAAGGCGTTTGTGTTATAACTACTCGTGACCCTTTCAAGGTTCCACCTCGTAAAGATTTCAGTTGTTTTAATTCTTCATATGTCATTTTTTATTCACCTTCTTTCTAAGATTATTTTTCACCATAGTAAACGATTATTTAAAAGATTATTCAAATAGAATCAATCTCATATATTGATTCTACAAATTGCAAAACTCAAAATTGTATTTATATATGATAGTTTTTATTTATCGAACCACCACTCCTTTCAGTCGTTCTATTGGTTGCTCACGTATTGTATCTTACGATACAATACTATAAACTGGCTAACCGAAAATGTAGTTGAAGATTCAAAGATTCAAGATTCTGTGATGAAAAACGGGCGAACTCCATACTCACCCCAACCGCAATCATCGCAGCCCACACCACCGCGAGAATAGACAACCTGGACATAAGAAGTATCTTGTCTTTTAGGTGTTTGATTCGGAGTTGCAAGCCAATATGGTTTTTCTGTTAATGGAAGTTTTTCTCCTAAATCTCGTAAAATATCAATGTTCATAATTGATAAATAGTCTTCTGAGATAAAACCATAATCTTCAAATCCGTCCATCGATGTTAAATCTAATTCGATTGGCAACAACTTATTACTAAATTTATCTTTTAACTCTTTCAATAGTTCACTATTAACTAAATATTTTCTTATATCAGATTCAGTGTAATTATTGCTATTTCCAAAATTCATAATCACCATATTGCCAAGCATTACATAATATGTTTTATTGTTTCGTTTTACAGAAACCCAATAATACCCACAAATATTTTCATAGTTACTATCTAAAAATTCTTTAACTGCATCTCTCATTTCTTGTTCATATTTGCTTTTATCATTTTCGTACCAATCCGGAACGATATCTTGATCAACTTTAAAGATGTAGCTACCAATGTCAGAAGTAATCGCCCCATTTGGCGGAATTAATTCAAGCCTTACAAATTTCTTCATTGCGTTGAATCTTGTATCTTCAATGCCCATTTTTTCCAATAAATTCGAATGACTCTGATTTTCAAATGGTGCTAAATTCACTCCTTGTTTTGTTAAAATACCGCTAAACATTTTACACATAATTTTTACCTCCATTTTTACTTCATGTTATTATACAGTTTTCTAAATTTATCAAAATCTTTTGCACTTCCACCGTTATCAGGGTGTGATTTTTTCATAGCATATCTAACAGCTTCTTTAACTTCTTCATTAAATTCCTCGCTGTTAGCTTCTGAATATGTTTGATTTTGATAATAATAATTCCTATATGATTTTAACAACTCGTTTTCATATTCCAAATTTTTTATTTTGTCTTTTAATAACGAGTTTTCATGTTGTGCAATTTCTAAGTTGTATTTCATATCTATTCCCTTATCGTTAGAAATAAACAGAAAAATAAATAAAATACCGATCATCACAGACAAAATTACAACCATTATAATATCCCTCCCCTTTAATAATATTTATCTAAAACTTTTACCACTTTTGAGTAAATGCAACTCCAAGTTTCCAAAACAAATATTCTTCCTCATTCAATAATTTATGATTGCCGTCCATCTGTTTTAACGGACACCACTTTGGTTTACTTTCTGATTCACAATATCCGTCTACGTCTTCGTTTTCTATACCACAAAACTTTTCACCACAAATTTTATTTCTCCGATTATACGATTTTTCGTGGCAACAATCACAGACTGAGCACGAATTTGGAGTATCTTTCACATAATAACTAATCAAATTATCACTCCTTTTGCGTGTGAAATCGCAATTTCATTTCAATTCATATGCTGGCATCATTTTTAGCTTAAATAGATTCTTTGTATGTAATGAATCAATTTTTTCTTTTGCTTTTAAATCATCAATTTTGCCAGTTCTAATATATCTATCCAAAACTTCATATGTAAAGCCAAAATTTTCTTCGTCTGTTTTGCCACATAAACCATCAGTTGGAACTTTTTCTACTAAATTTTCAGGCAATCCCAGTTCTTTTCCAATTTCTTTTACTTCTGTTTTCGTTAGATTTGAAAGCGGGCTAAAATCTCCAACCGAGTCTCCATATCGAGTTGAGTATCCGATCCAATCTTCAGACAAATTACATGTGTTTGCTACTCTTCCATTCATGGTTTGAGATACCGCATACAATGTAGACATTCTAATTCTTGGTGGAAGATTTATTGAAGATTGAGAACTCCATTTTCCAAGTTCGTCTCTTATCTCGTGTTTAATTGACCTAATAGCGTCGAAAATATCTACTGTGATATTGTCAATATCAAGAAATTTTACCAATTGAATAGCATCTTTAATATCACTTTGATATCCTTGTGGCATAAGTACGCCAAATACTCTATCTTTGCCAAGAGCTTCAACACATAATGCAGCAACTACAGAAGAATCTACTCCGCCGGAAATACCAACTACAGCATTGCAACCTTTACCGTTTTCTTCAAAAAAACTTCGTATCCACTCTGTAATATTGTCTTTTACTTTTTTTGCGTTAAATTCTATTAAGCGCTTCATAAAACCTCCTTAAATACTCATACACATTTTGTGGAACAATACTTCTTATTTCATTGAACTTACCTTGCTCGCACAAATTTCTTACCAAACTAGACGAAATATGATTTTCTGAAATCATAATTTCAGTAAATCTGTCTTTATATTGTGTAAGCCTTGCATCTGCTAATACTTCTTCTAAATTTTGATTTTCTCTTACACATGCTACAAACATATTCTCTTCTACAAAAGGTTGCCAGTTATACCATGTAGTTAATGTCTTAATATTATCCATTCCAAGACATACATAGAAGTTATAAAACTTATAATCCTCATCATGATATTTTCTAAATTTTGTAATAGTATCATAAGTTTTTTGTGGTAAAAAACTATCTACCTCATAAGAAATATATGTCATGTTGTCTGGTGTTGCCTCTTCAATTAATCTACACCTACTTTTACCAGGTATTAATGTTTTCTTTTGAGCAACATAAGTATCATGAGCAGGAATAAAATATACTTTTTCTGCATTTACTTTCTTCTGAGCAACTTTTGCCATGTTTATGTGTGCATTTGTAATAGGATTAAAACTTCCTGGAATCAATAAAATATTATTCATTTTTCATTCTCCAATCAATGCATCTTTGTAAGTACTCAATATATTCAGGATTTTTGCACATTCCTTTTCCAGTTGTGTCAGAAATTTTGGCAACATCTTGTCCATTACATTTTGTAATTTTCATAACAATATTTAGAGAAGATACTTCAGTATCATTGGAAAGGTATGTACCGATCCCAAATGCAACTTTTGCACGACCATTGAAATATCTAAATAATTTATCCGCTCTATCAAAATCAAGACTATCGCTAAATAATAGAGTTTTTGCTTTAGTATTAACTCCAAGTTTATTGTAATGTTCAATCATCTTATCTCCCCACTCATAAGGATTTCCGCTATCATGACGAACACCACTAAATAATGTAGAATAAGTCAACCGGAAGTCTTTTAAGAAACAATCAGTAGTAATTGTATCTGTCAACGCAATCCCATTAAGGACTCCATACTCTTTAACCCACGCATCAAATGCGTACCAATTAGAATATGCAGGATTATGTTTATGATTCCCTTGTCCTACACACATAATCCATTCATGTGCCATTGTTCCAACTGGAGTTAAACCAAATTTCTTAGCAAGATATACATTAGATGTTCCAACAAATGTACTTGAACAATGATGTGTGTCATTTAAATGAGATAGTTTTTCTACTAGCAACTCTTGAGCTTCAGAAGAAAGTCTTCTTCTTAAACCAAATTCTGAAAATGTTCCTACATACCATTTACCACTTTTAAGATTTTCGTATTTTTCATTCAGTCTCTTTTTGAACGACTCAAATAACTTATCATAATCATAATTCATTCTAAAATAAACTTCATTTACGATTGCAAGAACTGGAATCTCGTACATAGAAGTATTTAACCATGTACCTTTAGTCTCGATAGATAGTCCACACTCAGCATCTGTGTTGATTTCAAAATCTTCGTAGCGTGGTGTCCACAATCTCAAGAAATCCACATAACTTCCTTTGATCCATTTAATATTATTAAGATAATCCAACTCGTCTTCTGTAAATTTCAGCTCACAATATTTTTTGATTTGTTCTTTAATTTCTTCTACCATCTCTATGGTAAAATAAACTTCTTTGTTTCTGCATTTAAATGTCCAAGTAGTTTTGTAATCAGAAAATTGATGATAGATTGCTTGTCCCATGCTAAACTTATACATATCTGTTTCTAAAAGACTTGTGATAATCTGATTTAATCTCATATAATTTCTCCTTATTTAATCATTTTAAAAGCTTTTTCTCCGTATTTATTTAACAGTTCCATATATGTTGATATATATTTTTTATTGTTTTCATGCATAGCTAAAGGATGCGACAACTTATTTTGCCACCATTCATACTCTTTTTCATATGTAAAATCTTTACCATAATATGCACGACCAGCACCAAGAAAATCACATAACATCTCTTTTTTATATTTCAATGGCATTTCTAAAGGAGTACCGCCCATTCGGTCTATATTGTCAAACCAATACTCATAATGATGTTTGTTTCTTCCTTTATGATGCAGCCATGCTTTAGATATTCCATTTATCTTTTTGCAAGTATCAATTGGACTTGATGTTCCTTGATAATATCTGGCACTTTCCCAAAATTCTGTTAATGAAAACTTTGACATGTCATGTATCAATCCTTGAAGTGGAATTCCCATTTTGCAACAATAATAAAATACCCAATACTTATGAGTACAAATTTTCTTAAAATGTTTGAAAATATTTATTACTTTTATTTTCATTCTATTCTTACTCTCCAATCACATTAATTTGACACATTTTCATTGTAGTTAAAGCTGCATTGTGACTTTCAACAGTAACACCAGCACAACAACTTGCGTCTACAACAATATTCATTTCGGGATAATTTGCCTTCAAAAGCATTGCATTGGATACCACACAGATATCTGTGCAAAGACCAATAAGAGTAACTTCTATATTATTTTCACCATCCCAATATTCACGAATTATATCTACCAACTCAGTAGAGCCAAACGTAGGTTTATGAATGATAGTATATCTTTCTCTTGCATCAAGTGCTTTCTGTACCTTGTCATTTAACTGCCAACCCTCTGTATCCTTGATACAATGAGGAACTGGAAGATATTTTCCTTCACGAGTCTCCACATAATTATTAAAATGGGTATCGTATGTAACGATAATTTCTCCATCAAACTCGTTGATTTTGTTCACAACATTGTCTACAATGGCAACTGCTTCTTTTGTTCCTAAACTTCCCGTCACAAAATCATTTTGCATATCTACAACTATTAATACTTTCTTCATAATTGTTATCCTTTCTAATTAAAATTTTATTCTTACTGAAAAATATTGTTATTTCTTTATTCTCCATTTAAATCAATTTCCTTACAGAATTTCAAATAATCATCCACAGCTTTATGAAATTCTTCTTCAAGTTTTACGATGTTTTCTGCTTCATAAGAGATTTGGTGATATAAAACGGACGAACCCCGTCGCCACACCAGCAGCAACCGGTACAACCCACGCCACCACCAGAGTCGACACCCTGAACATAGGAGCTGTCTACAGTAATTTTAGTTCCGTTTGGGGTGGAAGTCCAATACCAATTATCCACCAATGGAATATTTTCTTTAAACTTTCTCAGAATGTCTAATGTTGGAACCGCAATCTTGTCGCCGGCAACAACACCATATTCTTTACTTCCATTCAAAGCTGTTAAATCCAATGTAATCGGAAGAAGTTTATCTCCATAAAAATCTTCGAGTTCTTTTGCTAAGTCACTATCAACCAACTTTTTTCTTACTTCAGATTCTGCATAATTATTTGTATTTCCGAATCTGCTTTTAAACAATGATCCATACATGAAATGGTATGTATACTCTCCGTCTTTTACACAAGTCCAAGACTTTCCACATACATATTCAATTGAAAGATTCTTTTCCAACCAATCTTTAACATCTTCTCTAAAACTCTGTTCATATTTTTCTCTATCTAATGTGTACCAGTCCGGAAGAATATCCTGATCTACATCATATTTCCATTTACTAATATCTGCTGCCAAATTATCATTTGGAGGAATTAATTCTACACGAACAAATTTTGATGATGCATTGTATTCGTTGTCTTCAATTCCTAACCATTCCAATAAATCTGAATGACTATCGTTATAAATTGTTGTCAACACATTTCTATTTTTAAACTGAATACCAGATTTAAATCTACACATTTTCATATTCTCCTTTTCTTCTCTTTAAATAAAATTTTAGTTTCATTTACGCATTTACTATTTTTTGTTCGGTTTATATCGTTTCGGAAGAGGTTGCCAAGCTATAACCCTTTTTATTGGTTCATCGTTTGTATCTGTCCATTCTTTCCCGTCCCAATAAGCCGAGAATGGATCTATAACATTTTCTTGCTGTACAATATACGAATCCTCTATGTATTTAGGTTCTTCTGGTAATCTTTCTTCTACCGAAATCCAATCTTCGACTACTTCGCCCATGTGAGAACGGATGATATTTCTACACCACAACAACTCTTCAAACCGACCTTGCACACTTCCAGTTTCATAACACTCCTCGCAATCTAAAAAATCATCGTCTTCATTTATCGGAATGTTTTCAACCATATTCAAACGTTCTTCTATCTCTTCTAAAATTTTATTTAGTATACTCATTTTCTAACTCCTTCTGAAAAATTTGGAATGTCTACAGGTTTCCAATAATGTACCAAATTTGAAGATGGGTAATATGAGCATGGAGCTTGTGGTATATAAAACTGAGTGCAACTATCATCATTCCCATATTCATCTTCAGACAAAGTCCACTCACAATATGCAAATTTGACTGACAAATTCATAGGACTTCCGTATACTATTCACACTGGTTTTTTATCCATATCTTTTGTAGGCATAAAATTTTTGCAATCAATCCAACCGTCATCGTTTTCGCAACCAGCATCATTCAAATGTGAACTGACAATATTCATTGCTCTTGCCATTCCCTCACATTGCTTTCTTCCGATTTCTTTGTTTGTCATTGCTTCATGCTCAATCTCTTCCAAAATCTTCTCTAGTACGTTCATTACTTTACCTCCTACTCCGTATATATTTTGCTTGTCCAACCGCATTTCCTACATTCGTAGTACCAACATCCCACCCCATCTATCAATGCTCTATCATATTCACGAGCTTTTTCTCTATTACTCATTCTGCTTTTTAATGTTATTGGATTTAGTAGTTTTTCGTTGTTTGCATTCAATGTTTTGTATACCACGCATTGCTCTTGTAACAATATTCTCTTGCTTCCACATTTAGGGCATATATACTTTCCATCCTGTTCAATTATTTTTTCTTCATTTTGCATCACTCCACCTCCAACAGCTCTGCATTATCAAAAATGTTGCCAACTGATTTATAATCTCTCCCGTGTAATGTTTTTCCGTAGCTAAACCCTATTGGATATTGTCCTGTGCATGTATTGCTTATAGGTACAACCCCAAAATCAGCATACTCATTTCTCCAAACGATTTTATATAATTCGCATTCTTCTTTTCGTTTATTGCATTCAACAATATCATTCTCCCAAATCTTCTTACCGTTCTTGTCAGTAAGTCCTGTGTACTGGCAGAGGGTGTCGGAATCTACTTTCATCCATCCCCATTCTTCATTTCTGCTTACTTTGAATGGAACAAAAATCAAATCACTAGGTCTTACATCATTGCCGATTGTTGTTTTGCAATAATACCCTTCCACCCATTTTCCATTATCTTTTCTCTTTGCTTTAAAAAGTATCTCTCGCATTACAATTTCACACCTCTTCTCTTTCAGGAAGATTTGCAATTTTTCTAGCCAATTTTGCTTGTTCTTCCCAACAATTCTCATTTAAACACCGTAAATACAATCCTAAACGATCTCCATCTTCATATTTATCCATACACCCATACAATACTCTGTCGCTTTTCCAATTAATAGGGCATTTATCACACTCTTTTATATCAGCTTCATTAAGCGTATATTCACAACAAAAACAGTTAGAATATAATAATAAGTAATTTTGTCTACAATATCTATTTTTTAATTCTGTAATAACTTGAACACATTTCTCTTCTTCAATCTTATCAGCGATCCAGTTCCACATTTTTCTGTGACCGTCAATTGCGTCTTCTCTTGTCAATCTCATAACTTACGCACCCTTTCTCACTTTCACAACTTTCTCAAACCGTTCTTTCTCTGTTTTGTTTTTACTATTTTTATTTAATAGACAACACACGCTTGTCCATTCCATAGCAAAATCTTCATATGATTCTAATGTATCAAAACACTCTGTAATCTCTCTTCTACTCATCATTTCCATTTACCTCTTTGTTTTCATGTAAATATTTCTCTTCAAACTCGATTTTCGTTTCTCTTCTTATCGTTACATCTAGTAAAAACAGCAAAGCTGACATAAACCAAAATTCAAAAGAGTCTACTTTATATCCAACCATACCTATCAAAAATCCAAAAGCTACAAAAATAAGACCCTCGCATATGTAACATAATTTCTTCATTATTTATTTCTCCTTTTCTTCATAATTCACAAATCCTTCTTCAGCACAGATTGTGTCGTGAGCAGTCCAGTAATATTTTTTATCCTCATAGAATGTACATTTATTGATTTTTCTCCATTTACATTTATAACAATTTCTTAATTGTAATCCAGGTGTTTCTTCTAATGCAGCTTGCGAAATGTCCTTAAATCTTTGAACAGCTTCTTGAGCAGATTCTAACATTGCATCTTGATACATTTTTGTAATTTTCTTTTGTGTTTTCTCAAACGCTTGGTCAATTGTTTCTTCATAATTGCTCGGATAAAATAAATAATAGTCGTATTGCTTAATATCGCTTCTTACTCTGTCAACAATAAGGTCTCCAATTCTTTTCTTTATATCTTTAACATTTTCTACATCTAACAATTGTTCTAATACAGAAAGATTTTCCTCAATTTTATCAACACAATCTTTTCTCATTATGCGACCTCTCTTTCCAAATATTTCTCAAAATCTCTTTTTAAATATGTATAATTTACTTTTTGGCTTTGGCTGAATTTCATATCCTTCTCAGCATATTCTCTAAGCCATTCATCAAATTCCACATGCTTATCTTCAACACATGCATAAGCAGTCAAAGCAATTAATGCAGGCTGACACGATTTGTACAATTCGTTCGTTATCTTTATTGATTCTTGAATCAAATCATCGTAGAATTTAATGTCAGACTCGATAACGTCATTTGTTATGTTCTCTTTAATAAAATTCAAAATAGCGTCATTAGAGTCGATTTCACCGTTATTATTTTCTAAAGAAACAGCAATTTCATTACATGAAGTATTTTCATTTTCTTCTGACAGGTCTGTTTCAACTTCAATTTCGGTGTCGTTTTCATATGTATTATTCTCTTCTTCAATGCCTAAAAATTCTTTCATAAGTTTTTCAAGCATATCAATCTTTGAGACAACAATTTTCTTATCTTTCGTACTTCTTTTTTCATCGTACATTTTAAATGTTTCGTTGTCGTATTCCTCAAAAGGTTTGTTATATAAATCTGATTGGAATGCCTCTAAAAATTCAATAAATTTTTCGTCAGGCAAATCGTATTCCACAAATTTGTGAAACAATGTAAAGAATAAGAAACTGTTTTTACTATTAAATAATTTACCAACAGTGTCTTGATCTACCACCGATCCAAGTCTATCCAATTCAAATTCAAAAGAATCAAACTCTTCCTTTGTAGCATTTGCATTGAGATATTTACTCATATTCTTACCTTTTTTCCAATCATCTAAGTGGAACATCGCCATCACAGTTTCAGAAACAACTCTATCAATAATTCCATTGTTTTTCTCTTTTTCGGTATACGTTCCATTATCTTCAAAAAATCTATGATTGTTTGATATGTTCTTTATTGGTTTTGCAATCTTAGGCATAACTAACACATTTTTTTGGTTTGTATTCATACTCTTTTGGTTGTTATATCTTGCTATGTGATATGCAATTTCATCATCCGAACAATCTAAATGCTTTACTACAGTAATTGAGTAACTATCAAATTGATCTTTTAACTCTTCTGGAAGTTCATGATAATATTTTTTTCTTAAATCATATTCAATAACTTTCCCATCTTCTTGATAATATACATATGGAAATTCAATTTTTTCGCTGATTTTAAACAATCCTTCTTTGTATTCTTGGCACGTTGTAAGCCTTTGGATACCATCTATTAACCAAAGAATGAATTCTGTATCGCTAGTAATCTGCTCGCAAATTTTAATAGGGTCAATGTCTTCCTGTTTGATAATAGTAGAAACTAGACCACTTTTGTCTTCCTTGTCCCACTGTCCAGCTTTTCTCTGTAGTGGATGATTTTTATTAAGTTGCTTTCTTTTAAACATCTTAAGTAAAGTATTTAACATGTATTCGTCTTTTTTCGTTTTGTCTCTTCCAAACATTTTAAAATTCCTCCCTCAAAACAGCACAGACACTTTTTCATATGACATCATGCCAAACATTAGATCTGCAAATTCCTTTTGTTCCATATGCAAATATTCTCTTATTTCGCTTTTTGTATATCCTTGCGATAGAAGTATTCCTATTTTTCTTTGTTTTTTTGTAAGTTTGTCCAAATATTCTTGAACCTTATCGCTTTTATCAAAATCAACCAATCCTAATTCTTTTTCAATATCGAATCCAGAATCAATCTTTTCCTTTAAATCAATTTCATCTTCCGATGGTGCATCAAACGATATGTTTGGAATGATGATATTTCTTTCTTTTCCATCCTCGCCTTTTTCTTTAACGATTTTACCATTTTCATCTCTAAGAACATTGCAACGGCATCCTCGTTCATTATCTCTTGTCCATGTATAAAATTTTCTTTTCAGATTTCCATTCAAAAAAGTTTTAAATGAACTTTTTTCTGTGTCATATGCATTCAAACTTTGATTCATAATTTTTATGGCAAAGCTGTATAAATCATCTCGATTCATATCTGTTTTAGACAATCCTTTTTGGTTTATAATTGGGTCACACACCTCTTTTAACTTTCTCATACCATCACAAAGATATTCATATGCTATCGCTTCTTTTTCTTTGTCACCAACCCACTTTATCTCTTCGTTTTGTGTGTCTTGTGTATCGTTCATCTACACCACCGTCCTTTGCTTTGTTTCTTTTTTACTTATTCTCTCTTTCTATCCCAAAATATCCAAGGCTACTTTATATAAATCAGTACGACCTTTGTAGTCAACATGTTCCGCTTTTAACAAGTCATCTTTCAATCTTGAAATATTATGCTTATATGTAATTCCTTCTTGCATAACCTTTATGTAATCAATACACTGTTTGACGTTTCTTCGTTTACTTCTAATCTCTGTTAGCATATAACCGATTTTTGCAATTTTATGTGCCTGTGGATTCTTACCATCATTTTCTTTTCGATATTTTTCTAATGCATGAAGTATGTCTGATATTTCACTATCATAAAAACTTAGCTGAGATGATAGTTCTTCTTTATATTTTGCAAGCTGAACCTTGTCCCATCCAAATAGTTTGGTAATGTGTTCTACTTCTTCACAAACTGTTTTTACAATTTCTTCATTAATTTCTATCGCTTTATCACCAGCATAAATGCCACCATTCCCAACATAATTAGAACTAACATCCTCAGTGACTTCATTTGTGTCCACATTAACTCTTTGATAATCTCTAAATTGAGAATATCTCTTGCCTTTTCCTTGCAATATTTGCTGTGTTTGTTTATATGTAAACTGTTTTGCAAGATGCGGAGCTGTTGTTGGTAAGTATCTTCCTGGTCTAAACTGATCCTCCATTACATAATACTTTCCATCTGTCAGTATAAAACTTGACATTTTTAACACTTCCTTTCCTTTTTATATCTATTCTCTCAATGGATTCATGATTTTTTGCACAAAAATAACACCAATCCAAAAAGAAAGATGAAGCTTAACCTATATTCAA